TTATAAGAGTTTGGCGCAAAGTAATCACCGCCAGCACTCCACTCAAAGTAAGCAACTTTTGCTCTAATAGTGTCAACACTCGATGCTTGACCTTGTGGTATTAAGGAAGCGGGACCATAATAGTTGTCTCTTTGTCCACCATCAAACTCCAGTTGTCTGAGAATATTACTACCATCTGAGTCGCTATCATATGCTTCTAACAGTTCAACACCGTCATACAAATTGCTCAGTGCGGTGCCGCCTTTTAAAGTAAATAAGAAGCGAGTACCAACTGAGTCAGTGGTTTTGGTAGCAGTAAACCAATCTTCTCGATAAGTTTTAGTTTTTTCTGAGAGAGGATTAGCAGAAGTTCCTTTGAGTACATAGTAGAACAAAGAATACTTATCGCCAATCACACCACCGAAGGAAGAAAGACCAGTAATTTTACCAGTACCGCTGTTTACATTACCTGCTGCGATTTCAAAAACTACATTTTGCGTCAGGTTGATGAGTGTCCACTGACCTTCATCAATATAACTTTCATTAGGATTAAGGGGTGGGATATCAATTTCGTTAGCACTAACAGATGCCGCGATGTTTGATCCATGGCGTTGTGCTGTGTACTGCACGCCATACACTGATTTTACACGGTGATCAGAAATCTCAAACAGAGATATATTTTCTTCCGGTGCTTCAATGTATGTATTATTAGGGTTAGAACCTTCGCGGAACAAATTGATGACGTCAGAAGTGCTACCGCCATTTACCATCATCTTCGCTACATCTCTAAAGTTTTGACCAGAATTCATATTGATATCGTATAAATGAATCCTGTATCTTGTATCAGATGCTGCTACGCTGTCACTAGTATTCAGTATTCCAGTGTCTCGTAAAGATTTTATTCTGGCATATCCAATTATAGCATTACTACTATTGAGAAGTGCGTATCGTTGTTGAGTGTTTAAATTCGGGATACCAGAAGTCGTGTTACCCCACTTACCCAAATAAGTTGCTTGTTGATCTACCGCTCTTGTAGCACCGTCACTCAAAGCACCGACGTAGTTTTTGTATGTTGTGACTGTCAGTTTATCAGAGTCAGTGGTTGTAGAAACTGGTTTTAAAACATCTCGGTTTTGTTCGAGTTGTTGCTCCAACCGATAACCGTCTAAGTATGCTATTGGGTTTACACCAAACTCACCAACTGGCATGCGATAACGCATCTTATTAACTACGCCATCAGAATCTCTCTCTTGTATTTCAAGATTAAACGGATTGACTACAAACTTTCCTGTAGTTTCCTCTTGGCGTATCGCCATTCTTTTTTCGATCTGATTAAAACTATCCGTGCCTTGTTTAATTTGAACAATCTTAGTTTCGCGTACAGTTGCAAAAGGCAGGAAGTCTAGTGGATCAGCAACAGCTTCTTTTGGTGTGAGCAGCAATCTTATCCTAAATCTATCAGCACCAGGAGAAGATAAGTTTGGACGAGCACCTTGGTTGTCGTAAAGATCTTCGTCGTCCAGTACAGTTACAATATCTTGTACAACTTGGAATCCAACCTCAGAGTTAGCGATTTCACTGTAAGGTTCGATAACTGTTTGTTGCGCAGGTGCATATACAAAGAATCCTTGAGTGAAGAAGTCTGCACCTTGCATGGTGAACAGCACACCCTTACCCGTAGGAGCAGGCACATCAGAACGACCCGATACAACTTGAAGGTCTCCAAGTCCAGGACTAGTAAGAGTTTCTGCCAGTCCATATGTCAGTGGCGTAGTTTGCACATCAGTGGAGTTAGTGGCATCTTGATTTGCGTCAATATACCGACCATAAAGAACTGGGAAAGCACCAGTGCCATCAACAGCGTCCGTAGGAACTACGTGACTGACTACAAACTTTAGACCCAAGGTGCCAGTTTTAGGTGCACCCGTAAAAACTGCGCCGAGATAATCCTTTAGATTATTAGGCAGAACTGTAGAAGATGGATCAGCGGAAGGTGCAACAACAACGTAATCTCTAATCTCGGTGCCTGCGCCTGACGACTTAGGACTTACAGCAGCACCATCCAAAAAGATGTTTCGGGCAAATCGAGTAATCTGCGTTTGTAGAATAGTTTGTAACTGAGTAAGTTCACGTGCCTGCAAAGGGCGACCACTGTTGAACAGGATACGATGGTATCCGGCACTATCAAGGAAGTCGTCCTTGTATACACCTTTGAAAGTATTTTCAGTAAACTGCTGAGGCATTTTAGTTTTCCTTACAGGTCAATAACGATTTTGACGTCTTCAGTTTGTTCGTCGTCGCGGACAATCGCTACTCTGTTATCTATGTAGATTACGGTTCCAGAGAATCTGTCTGCTTCTGCTGGTCTTAAATTTGGTCCTAATGTGTTAGGCACAATATTACAGGTTCCTAAATTACCTGTCTTGTTCCTGTTTTCATAGAAAGTCAATGAGTGAGTTGCATCACTTTCAAACATTTGGAAACCAGTTTCTCTAGTTTGGTGCACATATGCGATTTCATTAGTCGCATCGAAATAGTCTAATATAGCAGCAGGTTCTACATCTAATCCAGTACCACCCTGTACAATCAGTTGATCTCCTGTGAGATCGCCCGAGAAACCTGAAGAACCTGTCACATACAATTTCTTATAGACTTGCGCTGTTACTGATGAAACCACTGAGTCACCAGAATTTGCTGGAATTTGGAAAGATCCAAATTCAGCTGAATCTCTCATTGGGTTTCTGACAATGCCTACCTGACGGAAGTCGTTACGAACATTAAAGTCGTTATTTTCTACGCCAGTTAGAGTTGTGTGGAACATCAAAGCAGAAGAGTTCAGATTGATCACTGGGTTACTGCCCATGCCAGAGTCACCACCAACAATAATTGCTCTTGCTTTGGCAAGTGTACCGCCACCACCATCAAAGTGTATGCTGGCATTAGCATAGTTTTGACCAAAACGATAAACGTCAGAGTCGGTAATATTTCGCTTCATCACTACTTGAAACACTTCTCCGTTAGCGACACGGGCAACTGCTTCCGCTGAATCTCGGTCTTTGGTCATCCGAGTGCCCAACTTATCTCCTCGGAATGGAGAACCGACGATCGACACGTTTGGCGCTGACGTGTATCCAGTACCGCCCGAATCTATTGCAATACCTATCAACTGACCTCTAATGGCACTATCTTGTATTTGCCATTGATTCTGTCGAGCAGTCGTTGCGTTAATATATCGAGGATCGTTTTCTGAGTCAGCAAGGAACTTTTCTACAGGCATATATGCAGAAGTCAAGAACTTACGTGCTTCTGCTGCACCAATAGTAAACATAAACTTCCAAACGTATCCATCTTCCTCATTAGAAAACGGAAGGATCTGTCGCTTGGTTGGTTTATACAATGAAGGTTTCAAATTACCATTATCGTCCATACCTGCCATTAAACAAACGAACACGGAGTTGTCGTCTGTAATTACATAATACGGATATTGAATATCTCCATCTGCTCCGATAGTGGTGTTAGAACTATACTCATTGTCCCAAGCACTATAGTAATTACCTGCAATCCAATTATATCTCGGTACAACATAGGAAACGTCTGTGATCAATTTTAAAGATTGCAGACTTTCTTGGAATTTAATAACTTCATTCTGAGAAGGGTTTGGTACAGGAGGAAACCTTTCGCTTTGTCCAGCACTTACTGAATCCCATTCTTCTGCTCGACCAATACCCAGATAGAATCTATCCGAGTCAGTACCTTTCGTTTTACCTTGATTAAGGTAAGACTCATAGATATCGTCTAGGATTTCTTTTTTAAATTTATCCGATACTGTTGCTACCATTTTCCCTACTCTTAGATAATTCTATTTGGAGTGTTAGAATCACTTAATCCCATTGGGATCCAGTTATTTCCTACCCACATTAATTCTACGCCACGAGCACCACCAACGAATAATGAAGTTCCTGCTCCAAAATTAGAAGGAGTGATAGTAGCACCATTTGAAGTTGTACTGACAAACCTTTTAGTTTGTCCAACATTAGTTCCGTCAGAACAAGTTAAAGACAAATTTGTACCTGCAGTGATCAAGGTGATAGGCACGCTTGGATCTGCTTTACCGTTAGCAGTCAATATTTCGTGTCCGCTGATTATATTGCAAGTAGACCGAACCACACCGCTATTCAAAGGCATCAACTGTAGGTCTACATCAGCAGAGTCACCAGCAACTGCGATCGCTGGTCCACTATCAGAATCTCCACTTTTGACCTCAATGTAGTTTGCTGAATTTTCTCCACTTAACAACAATACTTCATCACCGTTAGAGTCTTTAATAATACCAATCTTTGGAGTAGTCAAGGTCTTGTTAGTGAGAGTGTCAGTAGTATTTTGTAGAACAACTGTGCCAGTGGTATTCGGTAAGGTGATGGTTTTATTAGAACCTGTGGCAACATCACCTTTAAGTTGCATCACAAATCCGCCAGAAGAGTCTCCAAACTTAATGTCGCCTGCGCTGGTTACATGAAAGTTATCACTGGCGGCAACCGAATCGTCAAAAGCAAATTCAAATAACGTGCTGAAATTAGTATTGATCTTATCAGCAGCTGCTCTTAACGTATCACCAGTGCCATCATTGGCAATAGTTCCTGTAAGAAGTTTTTGTCGATTCTGAGCGTGTGACATTTTAAACGTTCCGTGAAATTATACTGTTATTTATATCGGTTTTTAGTTGTTATCCCCAGGATTTAGGTTAGGATATTCGGTATATTGAATAAGATTCGGCGTGTTAGAATCTAACAGCGGATCTCTGTGCGAACCTTGCAACGCTGCCCAGTTTTCATACCCAGCAACTCCACCCTCTCTTTGTATCGGATAGACGTTACTATCATATGTAGAGTAGATAGTTGTCGGCAATCCTGACCCGTCACTATCATATCCATACCAACGATCTTCGTCCATCAAATTAATGGTGTTGGAAAGATCAGCATAAGTATCGTCCAAGGTTCTTGCTTCAATATTGTCTGCTTGATATAGGTCGCGATATTGAGTGTGCCAATTAGCAATGTTCCTAGGATGCCTCATATCATTAACTCGCGTCCTAATACGTTCGCCATATGGTCCTGGACCAATTTCTGTAAGCGAAGTGCTGAAAAGACCACGACCGTTGCGCTTGAGAACTTGCGCAGTACCAAACACATCGACAGGTGGTGGTGGTTCGATTAACGATGGTTGTGGACCCAAATTAAAATCGAAAATCGAATCTATTTGTACCTGACCAGCAAGATACATACCTGCGGGGTGCACAAATGTTTTATATGCGTCTCTCCAAACAGGTACGCCGATCGGAGTTGATATCAAGATGCCATATAATTGATAGAATTCGTTATTCGTAATTCTCTTTAAAGTAAGTTCTGTTCCGATGGTAGAATAACTTCTTCTCGTTGCTTCTATCTTTAGATCTTGTCCTGGTGCCAATAATGCATTATTTGCAAGATAAGAAATTTTGCTATCGCTGTCTATAACTGGATTACCAAGACCATCACTATCAAACTTATTAGAAGCAGCAGGTTCTAACAGGAGACCATCACTATCCAGTGTTTGTAGGACAACCGACTTCTTGGCGAAATCTACGGTATAGTCTATATCTTGGCGTAACTGAACATAATCTCCGTTACTATCTGTAACTGAAATTAATAGTTCCGAACCTTTAAACGTATACGGGAAATTTCTGCCAGTTGCCTCACCATTGCCTGCAAATATCATTTCTTCTTGGTTAGGATCACCAACGTAAAACACTTCATCTTTACCATATCTTACTTCAATGTCTAACCCATAAAATACACGAAAGAACTGTTTAATTGAAAACTCAGTACCTTTAGATCTGTACAGAAGATTAGAGTATTGTAAAGAAGTTCTCTTGTCGTTGAAAGATTCGTAATATGGTTTACCAAGCAAAAGTTCATTTGCGATAAAATCTAATAACTCAACTTTAGCACCAGCAATATCTCTATTCAATAACAGATCATTCAACGTCTCGGCGACGTTGGTCTTTTCTTCCAGAGTTTTATAATACTCCTGTAGAAATTTTACCAGTTTAGGATATTTTTCGTCGAAATGACCAGGAAGTGCCTCATAGACCTGATACTTATCTAAGTCTAGATTACGACGATATCTATCTGTTAGAGTCTTATCTAAAGGCATTAGACAGTATCTACCTTAATTGCTTTTGAGAAAGATTCTTCTTTGTCAAATTTTATGATATTGTTTAGAGTTGCCTGTACAACTGCTTCATTTGCTGGGATAGCAAATATCTTGACATAGTTTCTACCACCAGGAATCGCTTGAATAGAAACATTTTCTATTTTTACTTCTCCCCTTGCGGCGTCGTAATATCCAACATTACTTACCATGACCTTGCCGCCAATGGTCACTAACTCTAATGTTGCTGATGGTTTCCTATCAAAGACAACAGGCAACGCACCGTCAGGAGAAACTCTTATTCTTTCATTAACCTTGTTTCTTATGATACAAGTTTGATTTCTAAAAATGAACAAACTAGAGGTGATTGTGTGATCATTAGCAACCAAAGGATCCCGCAGTGCAGTTGGAAAATATAAGTCGAAATCTTGCTCAAGATTGAATATCGGCAATATTCGCTTATTCAATCTGATGTCGCTTCTAGATGATAAGACAGAAGGATCTGCTGCATCTATCTCAGTTAGCATATTAGACTTACGGAACACCTGATCAAATTTTCCTGTATTCTCTAGGAAGTATTGATCAATCGCGTCTGTCACCAAAGCATTAACAGTCGACTGACTAAATCCTGTTAACGATGGATTGAATCTGAAAAATGTCTGACAGGAAATAAAGGTAGTTTCTGGGTCAGTAAATTTCAAGTCAAAGGATGCAATCGAAAACTCATCTGCTAGAGTTAGGATACCTTGCCTAACATTAGATATTGTAGAGTTGGTTAGGTTGTCTTTATATACAATAGAAGTAAACACTGATCCGTAATCTGGTTGAGCGTCATCTTCCCCGCCCCAAGATTTTATATCATCAATAAATGCCGAGTATTTTTTAAGTATCAACGCTGAATAGTCAGTTGCTGTAACCATTCTATTTTGTGCAGCATACTGATATGGCGCATTCAATCTCATAGATTCTATGGATTCTTTTTCTGCCCCGCCAGCAGACCTCGTCAATGTAGTAATTCCTACGTCGCCTTCATCTATTTCTATTGTTGAAGAAGTTGTTGTAGCAAAAGTAAAAGTTGACGCCAGTCTCAATGCTGGAATTTCATTAGCAAGTATCCCATTATTCCTTAAATAATTGACTTCAATCACCTGCCCTGATGATGGTGCCAATCCAAGAGAATTGCCGTTACCGAAAGTCAATTCATAAAATCCGTTAGGCGATTCCCTAAGAACATATAGTCTTGACAATGCATTAATTGTTGTTGCATCTAGCAAATTAGTGTACTGAGTAAAATCTCCTCTGGCGTTAGCAGATGCTTGATTAGGATAAACTTTAATGATCGCAGTGGATATGTCTATGTTCTCATCAGGAATAACATAAACTGTATCTGTGATTTCTCCGACTACAAACTGTTGGTTTACTTCTACACCCTCAAAAACTTTAACAGGTAGTGATGGGTCTGAAGCAGGGGCAAAGTTGTAGACCTCACCAGCAGTAGAAGTAGCAGTGATAGACTCACGGTTCGTGAAAGTGTAGTCAACACCATCTTTCGTGCCACGAAGGACCAGTTCTCCTGGTCGCAAGGTTTGTTGCGTTTCTATATTAGGAGTGGCGCTGGTAGTGTTAACAATCAATGAAATAGAACATTCTGCTGACGATCTTGAATCAGGAACAAATCCCAAACATTCTGCCAAAGAAACCACCGAAGGTCTCAATTGAGCAGTTACCAAGAAAGATTCGTTTAGCGAGAAGTTAGCAATTAATCCGTTCAAGTGCGTGTTATATGCCAACACGTCTAAAATATTAGAGAGTCCTGCGCCCTCAAAATCATAATCGTTGAACTCGCCACTATTTTTTAGCGAACTCTTCAACGATTCTTTGATAAAATCGAAGTCTAACTGTGCGGAGGTTATAGTTGTTTGTTGTGTCATTATCGTAACCTGTTCATGTTAACTCTTGCTGAAAATTCCCCTTGCGCATTCTCTATAGTAAACTCCACCACTATTGAAACTGTATTTCTTAGACTATTTCTTGAAAAGACATTAGCAGCACCTCTTTCTGTTAAGGTATTACCGTCATAAAATTTTACATCAGTCACGGTCGCTCTTGGTTCATCTCTACCGATCGCGTTTGTAATCAGATCTCTTATGATAGTCTCAGAATACGACTCTACGTTTTCAAATAACATGGAGCGAAGATTCGCTCCGTAATTTGGATTAAACGGTTTTTCTAATTTATTTGTGAGCAGTATGTTCTGTACTGATTGTATTACTGCTGCAGCATCAGTCTTTTTAAATATGTCGCCTTTAAAATCTGACCCGACTGAACCAGAATAACTTGACGCGGCACCAGACTTGGCTGTAAAAGTCAGGTCTATGTCTTTGTATTCTATTTGCTTACCAGTGACAAGAGTATTGTCTTTTAATCCTGGTGTGACTCGTTTAAGTGCCATTTGTTATTATAGTCCAACAGTCTGATAGTTCTATTTAGTCGGTAATTTCTATAAGATCAGATCCAGATAAAGTTTGTCTGTTGAAATAAGTGCTCACCTTCATCTCAAATGTTGCTTTAAAGTCCTTTTCAATTTTAGGCATTACAACAATCAACTGTTGCGTCATAACTTTGTCAGGGCGAGTCATATCATAGTCCAAACTCAACTGATCATAGAAGAACGTATCCCTGATGTATAATGCCAGTTCAAACCCAGCACTGTAGTCGATCTTGCCGCGAGAGTTGTACAGCGTGTACACGCACGCGCGACCCTCATACTTTAGTTGATTAATCGGATAAGCACCGCTGACAATAGATTTTTGTGTGCCGCCACCATCTTCTTTACGATATGGTTCGCGCCAATATCTTGCCTTGGCATCTGCTTCTGATTTGCCATCAACTGCTTCACGGATACCATTAGCAGGATTATAGTATCCTTCCGTAACCTGTAATCGGAAGTTCTTAAATTCTTTTGCCGAAGAAATACCTTCCATCAACCATGCGTGTAGATAAAACTGTCTCGCTAGGTCTTGTCTATCTTTTACGATAGGCACAAACTCAAGCGAAGTTTTAGATCCTGGTGCTCCAAAGAACTTTGACAACGTACTAGATTTCGACAGTCGAGTGCTACTGGTAACTGGCGCATCCATTTTATCAGGATTATAAAGTGGATCTGCTACAATGGTCCTAGTTGCTGCTTGTTTGTTTTTAGGTGTAAACGTCTTAGAAGCACGTTCCAAAGGATTACCGAGCAACGTGTAACCGAATCTAGGAGTTGGTTCACTATTGCCTGTTCTTTTGATTTCGTATGGCGCTGACGGACCAGGATCTTTATATTTCTCAGATATTCTGTTCTCGTCAAGCAAGGATCCGATACACAGCGGACCATTAGTTTGCATCTCTGGCGCAGTAGTTGCATCAGCAGCACCATCCATTGTGCGCAGTTTTGATCGGATCTCCGCTGTGCTTGGCGTCCAGTTAAAATAATAACTGTACGTGTCATGCTTGGCGATTTTATCTTCTAATACACCATCTTCGTCAATAACCACTTTACGGACAGCAAATGGGGAAGTCTTATTCCAGACTTCCCACCAATTTTTCGGGTTACCATAATAATCATACAGTGGTTCATGTGTGATTTCAGACTCCGGCGAGGTCATCGCTAAACCCATGTTCAATGCTAATCCGCCAAATGTTGACCAAAAATCCGGATCGTCGTTTTCTATAGAACCGTCAAATCGCATGGACTGTAACACTACATGGTTCGCCTTTGCGTTCCATCCCCACTCATATTGATAGTTTGGTTTGATTCCAGTTCCCATATCACTAGTACCGTCCCATCGAGTTTCACTAGTCCACTCAGGATAATCTTGTGTAGAGGGAGGTGGTTTATAAGAACCGCCAGCACCAGTACCGCCAGCAACTTTTGCAAGTTTAGCATTCTGGGCGTGTGTAGCGTGTTCAGCACGATAAGCATCATCTGCTTGATCTGCTTTGGTGGCAAAGTTTGAGATATGTGCGCTGTGTGCTTCTTCTGAATACTTTGCGTACTTGGCAGTCCATGCTTCTAGAGCGCGACCAACTAAGTTTCCGTGGAATACTGTGTTCTTTCCTTGCGTGTCGTCCCCGCCACCCGTAAACAACGAACCGAAGAAATGAAACTCCTCTCCGCCAATTTTACCCTTCTCTCCAATGAGTCGTAGATCTTTGGAAGATATCACTGTATTTTTACCAGCAGAAGTTGTAATGTGCTCTTCAGCGGTCATCCTAATGCCACGGCGAGCGTTGGGAATAATATCCCTGTTTGACAAAATACGAAAATCTTTTTTAGTGATTATCTTATGTTCATGAGCAGTGAAGTCTACTACATCACCCCAAACCTTGGTATCTTTATTACCACGAACAATAGTTGAATATGCATCACCAGTTTCGGTAATATATGTGCCATGTACCGAGTGATTATGATTCGCGCCAACGTCAACGTTCATCGTACCACCAACAGTAAGATTATAGTTTCCGTTGACAGTTAGATTCATGTCACCATCGTATGTTATATTACCTTCACCTTGTACGATCAACTCATGATCAGCACCGACTACTTGTACTTGATGCGTTCGAGAGGCAACGAGGACAGAACCATCTTGCTTTAATTCAACACCAGCACCTGTGTGGTGTTTGATAAGTATTCTTTGATTCCCAGGAGTATCATCAATCTCGAAAGAATGACCCGAAGGTGTTTCGTTTGCCTGATTGAAAGGGAAAATAGAAGTTGTACCAACTGGGATATCAAAACTGACACCCATGGTACTACCGCCCATCCAGAGATCATTAATCTTAATACCGCGACCAGCAGCACTTACGTTAGTAGAAAACCAATTATACCGTAACGGGTATTCTCCAGTAGGATCTGCTGATCCGTCTAACGGAACACCTTGTGTAAGTTCTTTGCCTTGATCATTAGGATCACCGATACGGTCTGTAACTTTATTGGAACCAGTAGTCATTAGAATTTTTTCTCCAATACATCAGGATCCTTAGTTAATACATCTGGTCCTTGCCCTTCAAGTGCCTTTAGGATATCCTGAGGAGACAATGCAGGGTCGTTCGGTGGATCTAGGTATAATGATTGCTTGTTGAAATTATTGTACACATAGTCCCTTACATCAAACCCAGGATCGTCTTGAGAGGTGTCAACATCCATATGCCCCAATGCTTGACCACCAGGATATTGATCGAAGAATGTTCGGAATATCTGGTACAAACTATTGTACTGTGATTGTGTTATACTTCTAGGAGAAAGTTCCATTTCAATCGCTCTAGTATCTGTAGGTACGTTAATACCGCCCACTAAACAAACTCCAATAGAATATGAATTGTGCCCATTAGTTGGACAGTGACTGCCTACACTATTCAAGGGGACGCCACGTTCCACTGCGCCATTGCGCTGAATTATTAAGTGGTATGCGTTATCACCTGAACCTGTTAGACTAGTTAGTTCTGACGCAGAAAGGTTCGCGTTTGTAAAAGTTTCAGACCAGTGAACAATTATTTCAGAGATATCTCTCGTCATACTTGCCATCTCTGCTTCTAGTTCCTCAACCGAAGAAATAAACTGACCTCCTGGTTGCACATTTTCTTCACCGATCCTATATGAGTCTGGTCCTCGATACCCTATCAACTCAGCATCTTCTTCCTCAGTCAAACTTTGAATAGTCCCTGATGTTTGATCTGCGATGCTTGCATATTGTTCTAAGTTACCACCGTTTTCGCCTTGCATGACAGCGCCAGCAAGTGTATTGGTGGCAGTATCAGAGATCTCTGTCAAATCAATTATACCCGCATCATCAGCAAGATTGTTTACAAAATTTGTTGCTGTCTGTGTAGATTGTGGACCCAATACATCACTAGCAGGTAGCAATCCATTATTGCTCAGTATTTTATTAATCGCTGTAGAACCCGCATTGCTAATGGTTGCAGGATCTCCTAGCGAATTAAGTATGTTACCTGAAGAAAGCGCGTCGTTTATTATATTTGTAGTGTCGTTAATTAAATTAACTGCTGCGCTTTGAGCAAATCCTGGCAGACCCATTTTTAGAATACTATCATCTACCGAGTTTAAAACTTGATTCAGTTTCTTATCATATAGATTTTGCAGTCCGGCAAGTTGGTTTTTAATATTAATTGAAGTTGGGTTGCCTATTTTTCCTAGGATGTTATTAGATTGTAAAACTGACGAAAGAATCTGCTTGCTCATTCCTGGGACCGATGTAACCATAATTTCCGCAACTTGATCATAAAGATCCGTAGGAATGTCTGCTCGGTTTGTAGAGGCAGCGTTGGCAAGGGCATCGTTCACAAGAGAATTTATTTGATCGACTGATGACTGAGGCAAATTACCAGCAGCAAGTGTCTGTAATGCAGCGTCGGTGCCATTAGACCTTGTCAAACTTTGCGCAATAAATTCGTTTAGCGATGATGTATTATTAATCGCCATTATGGTGTCTCATCCACTGGTGAAATAAAGTTCAGAATACCTTCTTTACCGTCTTTAACATATGTAAGACCTTTTATTGGTGGATAATTACCAATCTCAGTTGCCATAGCAGGGAGAGTATCGTCATACATACCGTTGGTCCCCTCAACCAAAACTTCGTCTAGCATGTATTTAATACTAACAGGCGCAGCACTATTTACAATTCTCCATGGATAGTGATTGCGTTCATTATCTAGATGATAAATTTCGGCGTCATTAGGGACTCCTGGGAATCCATCAACTCTAGCATCTTCTTCCTGTAACTCGCGAACTTGCATGCCACCGATAGAGTGCGTAACTGTATCATAATACCATGCAACGATGTCGCTGTACACTGCAGTAATACCATCTACAGGTTTATACGTGCCGTTGACAATCATCGGAGGAACAACTGGTTCTTCTCTCCACATATATCCATATTTCCACTCATCAACCAATGCTTCCCCCCAGTTTGGCGCTGGTCCATATGGCGTATCTTGTGGCGGCAATCTTCCTGGTGCTCTGACATCATCAACTCCAGTTTCAGGTTCATACCAAAAAGTGTACGTTTCACCCAATACTCTTTGGTAAATAAACTTTTGTGTACCAGAATAGTTTATGTGATTAAACTCATCCTCGTACATGTGGTCTCCTGGTTGACCATATTGCTGCCACCACAAAGGCATTTCCATCTCACCGTGAATGTACAGCATGCCTGTACCATAGGTGAGGTGATCAATATCCGGCACTTCTTCTGTCAAGGAAACCCAACCATCCGCGCGATCTTTATGTACTGGGCGACCATCGTTAAATGCTTTGCCCAAAGAGTTGAGTGAACCAAACCGTTCAAAGTCGCGGACACCATATCGTCCAATGTTTGATAAGTTTTCAATCAACCATTGTCGTATGCGCTCTGCGTGGATTGCCTCTAACTCTCGGAGACCAATACGATCTAAAAAGTTTTTTATGTACTGATTAATTTCGCTCAGATTAATTCGCGCCATTATCTTGCTCCAAGTCCGCCATAGATACCCTTTGCTTTTCCTGTGGCACTACCCACGCTACAACTGGTTCTTGGATCGACATAGTATTTTACAAGAGCAGCAACCTGCCCATTACCCTTTTCCTCGATACCGTCAATTTTTTCGCCATATAGATTACCTTCTATCTCGCGTGCGCGCAAGACTTTAGACATAGCAATGGAACGGGCAGTTTTAAGTTCGTGAAGCACATAAAGTAATTGACCTTCAAAATCCTTCTCATCTCTGGTTGGTCTGAGTCGACTAATATATGCATAGAATCTGTGATAGCGAGGACTATTAGGTTGCCAACCAGCAATACCGAACCCGTTACCATTTTGAGTAGGATCTAATCCACTAATATCTTGCAGTACACCCGTGATAGAGGATGCCTGTTTTGCGTTAAAACCGTTGTCTATAAAATATCTAGCAACTTCACCTGCTGCTTTTGTTCCTGTGTTTTGTATTTCTGGGTCAATAGCATCAGCATTAGACTGTTGGAAAGAATATGAAAAAGGATTAGTTGCCATATCTTCACGGTTTGATGCCTGTACTGTAGTAGGAAACTCAATACGAGGCAAAGAACCCAACACCAATGGCAACTGAGAAGTAGCACCGTCTAAGAAGAAACCAAACACTAGTGCACCAGGAAGTATTTGTGCGCTCGTTCCTAGTCCAGAGACGCCATAAGTATCACCAGGATTCATAACTTGCGCCCAAGGCAAATCTCTCTGAGGAATACCAGACTCGTCGGCAATGTCCGTGTGAATACCGTGTATACGAATTTTTATCCTACCTTCTAAACCATAAGGAGGAGTGTTGTCAATACAGTTAGCAACAAACCAACGAACATCATCGCCGTAATATTCTGTGTTCCAAGTTCTCAACCTGCTTTTCCTCCATCAAGATCAGCAACTTTCGTAACTGATATTGCAACTTCGTGCGTGGTTGACCGAAATATGTTCCTCGCTTTATGTATAAGGTATGTTCCGGATAGATCTTTGTTAAATTCTTCGTCACCTGCCTGTTCGACGTTGGTGTTTTTAAAATTAATTTTTACTAAGTCGCCGACCGTAACACCCGATGCACCATTTTCTAACTGCGTGAAGAAAGATATTCCTGGGACAACCAAGTCTATCATATTTTTGTTGAACAAACTCTTGACCGCATAATGACGCAATTTATTAAGTGCCTCTGACTGGTCGAATACATCATGATAACTATTTCTGTATCCATAAGTGCCATAGGAAGTGACAATGTTTAGATACCTTGCGTTAAATTCATCTATAAGTTTTGTTTCGTTATCAATTGTAAGTTTTACTTCTTCGTCAAATACATTTTGCTTTCCTGGTTTCATCATATTACCTTCGGTGTCCATTTTTTCTAAAAGGTCTCTGACACCAAAATGCCTAGCATATCTTTGACTACTGAATACATCGAAAGAACTCATCATAGTGCCTACAGCACCCTCCGCTGCAAGTTTCAATGTATCTGAAATATTTTGCACCTCTAACTTTTTTACAATGGATGCTTGTTTTGCTAAATCGCGACCAGCAACTTCCTGCCCTCTTGCTTGAGAGTATAGTAAAGGAAGTTCTGCGTTCCAGATTTCTCTTGAGTACATATCTTCAATATTACCAAAACGGATTACATCTTTACCGCCATTTAACTGTTGGTCGTATATTGTTTGATAAGCATAAAAAGGAGCGCCAATTTTAGTAGTTGCTCTATCTAACAACCATTCAACTGATTCAAGAGGACTGATATAAGGTGTGATGATACGGACTGGTCCTTGTTTAGACTTTTGACCGCTCATGTAATTTCTATCTACCCTTACATCAAGGTGGTTCTTCAGTATAGATTCCGCAATATCCTCGAGTTTGCCTGTGTAAGACCTTGATATTTTGATAAACTGGTCGTTGTATGCATGAGGCGATATTAGATTGAGGTGGTACAACTCACTTCGTTCGCTGAGTTTTTGAACTTGAACAATCGAAACGATGTTCATTTTTATATCTAATTTTAACTGTGAGTTCTCAGGAACCTCAATACCTATTTCTATCTGTTCGGTGCCCTTCAACTTCATCTCGTCGAATACACCAAAGTCATCGAAAATTATAATTTGTCCAGTAACAAATGGTTTCTCTAAATCTTCAAAGAAGTTTATCTCTGACACCATTTGCTTCATATCATATGTTTCGCCACCAAACCGTTCAGCAGATATTATTGCTTTCGTGACCTTATATTCTTGTTGTACATTTTGACCTGCCATTATCTACGTCCAGTCAAAAGAGCATTCCATTCAGTTAGAACCTGACTAATCACGTCTGGTTTAATTATCTTGATGGCGCGCAACTCATCATTAGTTTCCCGCAGTCTTTCAAAGTAGGTGACTGATTTTCTAGTATCTAAACTGGACCAAATAAATTGGTATGGTTCATCGCTAGAGAAACTTGGTTGTACCCAGTGCCCATCATCGTCTTCATAGTGATGCGGAGAATCATACTGACGATAAGTTTGAACATTTGTTACGCTCTCATACTGCGAAACAGGGTCAAAATTGTATTCGCCGTTTATAATCCTGATAGCAGAAGGTGCGTCAATAGTTATTATAGAACTCGTTGGGATTCCTGGCAAAACTCCATCTGTAATCGTAGGCAAATCTTGCCCCAAAAAGTCTATATGAACCATTGCCAGATCTTGATCTATGCGTATAATTTGACCCGCTCTTTTATTTTGTTGCAACCAAACATAACTACCAACCTTAAAAGTTGGTGATCTGCTTAACGGTCTTGGGTCGCCTCCTGTCCCAGCAGCAAGCAAAGGGTCAATAGGAGTAGCAGTTCCAAAAGTTCTAATCGACAAATGAGGGTAATATTGTTGAGCGCGACGATACAGTTGAGAGTTGGCGATTGGCCAATGTTGTTCCCTCAAGTGATCGTTCATCAACCAAAAAGTCCAATAATAATCGCTAGTGCCGTACAACTTATAGGAGACTTGATCAGGTCTTTCTCCGTTTTGAATATGATATTGTTGATAAAAAGAAGCATACTCCTTTACTTGATCAATAATATCAATGTATACACTAAGGTCTTGAAAATTGGTAAAGGTTTCGTTGTTACCGAATTTATAAGGAACTTGAGGAAACTGCCTAAAGTATGTGGACATTAGAATCCTCCCGTTATGATATCAAGTTTACTCAAAGTTCTAGATTCAGTGAGTGTTATGTTAATATCTGTTTCCGCGAAAGAAACATCGCCGCCACCTTCTTGCATAAGGGATTGTCCAGTAGGATTGTATGCTGCGCTAAATGCTTCTACATAGCAAGGAGCAACTTTTGGTGCAAGAGGAGATATTTTTCCATTATAGAACATCTCTATTTTAAATCTGTTCGGGAATTTATAACCCAAAGAAGTTCCTTCATTACCACCACCAATCCTTTCCGGATACATTTCTCTACGGAAAATAAAGATAATATCTTTTATCGCTTGCGCTTCACTTGATGTGGTCGGTATCATTTTAAAATTAAATTGAAATGACCTCAAACTTACTTGCTTAAACAATGCGCGTGTATTTGGGTTTGGTGCTACCTTTGAGCGATCAGAAGTTGCTGCTCCTACTTTCGGTAGGAATTTTTTGACTGTTTCTGTACCTAACATTTCAGCAAGTTTAGGGTCTGCAAGAGCATCAGTAAAACTTCCCTCAAATCCTTCCATACCAAGACCTGCTACGCCCAAGTCCATATTTTCATATTGAACTCGATCAGCGTATAATGCGCCTGCTGGCATGTACAGGTTTACTGTGATCCCAGGAACAGGAGCGTCATTTTCGTCTATTAATGTAAACCTAATCTCAGCAGGATATCCTTCGTTGTTTTCAGGAAACGTCGCCATGAAATTGCTCTCGTCGATAAATAAGGTTGTTATTATTTCAGTTATTTATATACAATGCCGAGGACTTACAAGGGCAAATACACTGTAAAACACCCAAGCAAGTACAAAGGGAATCTTGAGGAGGTCGTGTACAGGTCTAACTGGGAAAAATCTGTAATGATTTGGTTAGACAATAACTCCGAAGTTGCTAAATGGAACAGCGAAGATTTCATCATACCATACTACTACGACGTCGACAAAAGATGGCATAAATATCACGTTGACTTCTGGATCAAGTTCAAAAGCGGAAACGTATTGCTAGTAGAGGTCAAACCTAAAAAACAAACTCAACCGCCCAAGTCTAAGAACCCTCGTAGCAAACGCTCACTCAATGAAGCATTCGCATACATTAAAAACCGCAACAAGTGGGAAGCAGCAGAGCAGGTGGCAAAAGACAATGGGTACAAGTTCGCGATATGGACTGAAGATGAGTTGACGAAAATGAAAATCCTCAACAAGACTCCAGGAAAACTTAAGAAACTAAAACCGCTCGCTCCGTTTAAGAAAAAGAAAAGTTAAATCTTCTTTCCTCTATACGCTCCCCTGCTCGTTCTATCGCTCTTATCCATAGGCGATGGAATAGGTACAGAATTAACTGTTGTATTTGAAACGCTAGTACGATTATCTGAAGGAGCGACGACAACATTACTCGCCGCATCTGCTTGTTGCGCTTGAGTAGCATCCATCTTTTGTTGTTCGGCACTCAACCTTCCGTCTCTAAGTTGCGCTTCTTGAGCACTACCAACAACTTCTGGTTGTACTTCGCCTTGGACAACTTCTTTAATATCTGATGCTACTCCTAATGCTTTCTTGATCGGAGCACCGAACCCTCTTTCTTCCATTAACTTATCAGCAAGATCCATAAGTTGCTTCATTCTAGGATCGTCGCCCATTAAGAACTCGTCTGCTCCAACTATTCCTTGTTCTGTGAGCATATTAAAGGCATCGCCTTCTGCTTGAGATCTTGCTCGAGACATTTCAGCGTCTCTTCTATCTTTCGCTAACTGCTCATCGCTGACTTTTCTCTCAGTAACACCGCCACCTGTTTCAGTGACTATGCGTTTTACTTTAGTTGGCGTTCTTCCCGCATTTGATTCAAAATCATCGTCAGTATCAGCGTAGAAATCGTCGCTGCCTTCTTCCATAGCAGCAAATCTTGCTTCTGACTCAGGAGTGTCGCCCATTGCTGCATCAAGTTCAGCAAATTTAGAATCTGCTTCTTTTTTCAGTGCTTTGATTTGATCTGTTATTTTCTTACGTTCGCCTTGGAAGTCGTCAAACCTTTTTTTCGCCTCTGCCTTTCCTTCGTCGGTGGTAACATCCAATCCTTCTTTGAACTTGGCGATATTTTCAGCGGAGCGTGCCTCACCCATCTCTGCCAAGACTGCTCTTAATTTTTCTATTTCGTCATTGAGACTTCTACCTTCATCAAGCAATGCG